TGGCAGGCTTTGCGGACTGGTACACGCCACGACGGCGTATTCGCGGGGCTAGCTGAAACAGATTAGCGGCGGACCGAAAACCCGCAGATGTTGGCGCGATACCAACGCCCCGCACCAAATCGTAAGGGTTGGGAGGCTCCCGGCCGCGATGTTCCAAGTCGGTAAGGGCCGGGACAACCTAGCCACCGATGTTCCAAAGGGCGAATGCGCAGGCTGATGCGCTAATCATGTGAGCGAGACCAGCCCCGGTGTAGCGATACGGCGCGGGTGTAGCAGGTGAGATTAGTATGGTAAACCTGCAGGGAATGGGTTAAAACGAGGCGCCGTCACCAACGCGCCTATCGCCACAAAGCCGGAAAGATCGCAGCACCGGCCGCCCTGATTCACCCGCCCCAGTCATCGGGGCGGCCCTATAAGTTCCACAGGCAGCAGGCCATGCGTCCTCAGAACAGGCGAGGGATCGAAGGCTGGAATAGACGGCGGGGGCGATGTGGAATCGCTTTGCTACCACCTCCCACTACCGATACGTGTCCGTCTTCCCGTGAGCTAATTCGGTAGCTGCTGCCACCTTCACCGCCGCCTCCCCACGGCGTTCGAGCCGCCAGTCACTCCCCGGGCTGGCGGCTCATCTTCCCAGATCAGGTGATCTATGAGAGTGACAGGCGGCGCAATCAAGCCATTTATTCCCAGCCAAGACGACACCTATCATTCAGATATTCGCGCCCGCTGCAGAAAAGCAAAGGCTTGGCAGCAGATTCTATACTCTCGCAAGAAAGGCTCCGACTACCTCGCCGCCGAGCACAATTACACCCTCATGCGGGGCGATATCGACACCGGCCGCAAGCGAACGATGCTGGGAAGCGAGGCCAAAGCGCTAAACAAGGAATACGAGACGAAGTATTGGAGAAACGCCACGCCGCGACTTTGGAAGTGGAAGTGGTTGAAACCGGAAGCCTAGGGGTTATTTTGACCCCTATTGAGTGACGAGCCGCGTAGTGGTATTGTGCAAGGGTCCGATTGGCGAATCGGGTCTGGATTAGGATAAGGCTACACAACCCCGAGTTAGTGTTTTGAAGTGGGGGCGGTGTGGTGGAAGAGACGACTTATCCCGTCTTGACTGCTGCCTTCGCCGAGGCCCGTCCCGACTTCAACGCATTACTCGGGGTTTTTCGTGACCGATGATTGGACCGCCCGAGGCGCGTCAGTCTGTGGCCGGTATCCGTCGGAGCCCCTCACGAAAGCGAATAGCCCGATAGGCTTAACCTATTGCCCATCACTGACAACCCGTGGGCGGCAGCTGACAGCGATAGTCGAAGCCCTAATTCTGCGCTCAACTGATCCAGGGCGCTTGGCCGGCGTAACCGGCAGCAGAATGAAGACTCATGAATCGCGATCTATACCGTGGAGATGGTCACTGCCCACGGGTTCCTCCTGGCATCTCCGGGAGGTAGATCAAAAGAGCCGGGTTGTCTTGTGGGGATTGATTCTTGGGCCTGACTGTGGGCTAATAGGCGAAATTACCCGAGGTCCATCATGCCCGTTTGGCCAAAGCAATCAGAGTGTGACGCCTATTATGGCGACCCGAGAGGTAAGAATGGGCAGGCTTCCGCTAAGTGGGAGTCTGCGAATCTGGTCAAAGTGCCTGTGCCGTGGCGGATGGTTGCGGCTTGGGACAAAAACATCTTGATCAGCTCGATCCGCGTTCACAAGGAGTGCGCGCAAAGCCTTTCTAGTGTGCTGTTCAGAATCTGGGACGCTACCGGCGACCAGGACACAATCGAACACTGGGGCATGGACAAATTCGGAGGCGGCTACAACTACCGCCTGATGCGTGGCGGTTCGCGCCTTTCGATGCACTCCTACGGCTGCGCTGTAGACTTCGACCCGGCTCGCAATGGGATGGGCGACAAGACCCCTCATTTCGCCAACTGCCCGGAAGTCGTCGCCGCGTTCAAGGCTGAGGGCTGGGCATGGGGCGGAGACTGGTCGAATCCGGACGGCATGCATTTCGAGGCGATTTCCAGATGACGGGCCACGACGACGACTTTAACCGCGACCCTCCCGCAGTAGGCGCATGGCTCCTTTGTGTGGCGTTTGTCCTAGTCGTCTTGACTGCGCTGGCGTATGGGGTGACGAGATGATGGAATTCACGCCTGCCATAGCCTTGTCACTGGTCACGCTCCTTTTCGTGGTCCTGAACTTCGCATTCGGCCGGGGTGACAAGGGTGGGGCCAGAATCGACGCGCTACAGGCCAAGGTTCACCAGCTAGAACTGGGCATGAAGGATCAGGAGGCAAGAATTCACGATCACGTTGGCGGTGGCTACGCCACGAAAGACGACATCAATACCTTGCGCGAGGAAATCAAGTCCATTCGCGAGATGTTCGGGCCGATCGCACGGCAGCTAGTGCCAAGCGCGGTGCGTCGTGGCGAGTGATCCAGCGACAAGCTCAGACATAGCCGAACTGACCCAAGAGGTCCGCAGTCTTGGCGGTATCATGTCATCCGTGCTTGCAACGGTGGCCGAGCGGTCGAGAAAGCAGGACGAGCGGCAAGGCGGGAATGCCACCATCGCCGTCAATGCTGGCGGTGTAGGCGTAGCGGTAGCGGTAGGCTGTGCAGCATTTGCGCTGGCCTGTCTGATGTTTGCAATGCTGCTACAGTTCGACATGGGCCGGAAGATCGAAAGGGCTCAGGACTATCAGAACATGTTGTGGCAGCGATACCCCGAGCTTCGGCCGGAAAACCTGAAACCCAAGACTGAGGAGAAAGTGTCATCTCAACCCCGATAATCATTGGTGGCGGCCCGCCCAAGAGCGGCAACAAGATCACCCGTTGGTTCAAGACCCGCACCGGCCAGACCGTCGTCGGCGTCCTTGCTGGCGCTATCGCCCTGAAGGTTCCCGGCGGTCAAGAGGCAGTGCAGGCCGTGCTAGGCAGCAGCGCCCCGAGCGACCCCGGCAGCTTCGCCAACGGCATGAGCATTGCCGCGATTCTGGCCGGCATTGCCCGGATGCGCAGCGCGTAATCCAAACCTACAGAGGCTCGCAGCAATGAAACGAATCGCCATATCCGCAGCCGCCTTGATTGGCGGCATTGCCTTGGGAGCCCTAGGCAGCTTGCTATTCCTTGGGCTGTCCATCTGATGAGCCGTGTAACCGTAGCCATCGCCAGCGCATACGACCGCACCCGGGAACAGGTGTGCGAGTTGTCGCGTGGGGAGATTCGGGAACTGTCGGCCAACTTCAATGGCGTTCTGGGCAAGACCGAGACCATAGCATCAGCCACTTGGCGCATCACTCAGCCATGGGGCGCGATCCTGACCATCCCGACGATCAGCGAGAACGGCAAGCGGACCGGCTGCACATTGCGGGCTGGGATTGGCCGGGCTTACGTCAAGGCGTTGGTAACGACCACGACAGGGCGCCAGCTCCCGCAGCTGTTCCGGATCGACGTTGACCAGTCCCCATGGTTCCAAGGTGAGGTGGCCATGACTGGCGGGGCTTACGAGCTGACTGCGACTGCGGACACTCCGCTCCCGGGGCCGTAATGACTGAGGAGACCAAGCCCGTAGGCCGCCCGACCCTGTACCGCCCTGAGTACTGCGAGCGAGTCATTGAGCTTGGGCGTGAAGGGAAGAGCCCGGCACAGATTGCCGCTGATCTGGACGTGGCAAGGGCTACGCTCGGGCTATGGGCTGAGGCGCACCCTGAATTTATGACAGCGCTCACACGAGCGAATGACCTTTCTCAGGCGTGGTTTGAGAACAAGGGGCAGGAAGGGTTAGAGAAGCCCGGCTTCAATGCCAATTTGTGGGCTAAGCAGGTGTCGGCCCGCTTCCGTGAGGACTACACCGAGACCCAGCGGCGCGAGCTGACCGGCAAGAACGGCGGTCCGATCCAGCATGAGGCGTGGCTTGAATCCCTCAAGTGATAACCGGCTAAGACTCAAGGACGATTTAGAGTTCTACGCGCGGAACTGCCTGCGCATCCGCACTAAGGCCGGCGGCGTCGAGGCGTTCCACTTCAACCGGGCTCAGTTGCACATCCACGAGCGGCTAGAATCTCAGAAGGCCGCGACAGGCCGCGTCCGCGCGCTGATCCTCAAAGGGCGCCAGCAGGGCTGCAGCACGCTTGTCGCTGCCCGGTACTACCATCGAACCACCCATTCTTTCGGGTTCAAGACGTTCATCCTGACGCATGAAGAGCAGGCCACACAAAACCTGTTCGACATGGTCAACCGCTACCATGAGAACTGCCCAGAGCCCGTTAGGCCGTCCACTGGTGCTGCGAATGCAAAGGAACTGCTATTCGATAAGCTGGACAGCGGTTACAAGGTCGGGACAGCCGGGACAAAGGGCGTAGGCCGGTCTAGCACCATCCAGCTATTTCATGGGTCAGAGGTTGCGTTCTGGCCGCATGCTGATACTCATGCAGCTGGTGTGTTGCAGGCCATACCCGACGAGCCAGACACCGAGGTCATCCTAGAAAGCACCGCGAACGGGCTTGGCAACCTGTTTCATGAGCGCTGGCGCGAGGCTGAGGATGGGGAGTCCGACTACATCGCCATTTTCGTTCCGTGGTACTGGCAGGACGAATATACAAAGCCGGTTCCTGCTGACTTCTCGCTAGAGGAGGAGGAGTCGGAATACATGGCAACGTACAGCCTGACGCTGGGCCAGATGGCATGGCGCCGGGCCAAGATTAAGGAATTGGGCGACCCTGTGCTGTTCAAGCAGGAATACCCAGCTACGTCCGCCGAGGCATTCCAGACCAGCGGGCATGACAGCTATATCAGCCCGGAATCGGTTGTGAAGGCGCGCAAGGCGACGTTAGACGGCATCGGCCCGCTGGTCATTGGCGTGGACCCCAAGCGTGAGGGCAAAGACCGGTTCGCTATTGCGTGGCGCCGTGGCCGGAAGCTGGAGAAGGTTTGGAGCGATCCTGCAGTGATAGATAACGTCCGAGCTGCTGGCATGATCAAGGCCATCATCGACAAGGATGAGCCGGCCCGGGTGTTCATTGATGCCGGTGGTGGCGGCGGGATCTACGACATCCTCTGCGGCTGGGGCGAGAAATACAGCAACGTGTGCCGCCTGATCAACTTCGGGTCATCGCCCATCCACCCGCCTAAGCTGGACAAGGACGGGAAGCCTATGGCTGGCCCGGTAGACCGCCGGACAGAAATGTGGATGTTGTCCAAGGAGTGGCTTGACGACGAAGGCGGGGCCGACATCCCCGACCTTGACAGCCTGCACACTGACGCATGCGCCCCGAGCTACAGCTACCACCCGACATCGGCCAAGCTGGTGCTGGAAAGTAAACGGCACATGAGGGCCGTTCGTCGGGTCAAATCGACTGACGAATGGGATGCAGTTGTGCTAACCTTCGCCGAACCGGTAGCTCCGGCCAAGCGCAAAGCCCCCATCCTGTCCTTCGCCTCAGAGTTCAGCCATTGATTGAAGACGTGAAGACCGACAACCCTGACTATGCCGCAGAACGTGCCGGCGTAAACAAGGAGGATCTTCACAATGAAATGCTGGGCCGATTCAAGGATTGCCGGGATTACTGGCGTCCTCAGTACGATGAGGCCAAGGCCGACGTAAAGTTCGCCTTCGTCCCCGATTCCCAGTGGGATGAATGGATGGCGAAGAGCCGCGAGGGCCGGCCGTGCTACACGGTCAACAAGGTCCGTCAGGCCATGAAGCAGATCACCAACGACCAGCGCCAGAATAGGCCGCAGGCGAAGGTGCGCGCGGTTGAGGGTGGCGACCAGAAGCTGGCCGAGGTCCGTCAAGGCATCATCCGGAACATCGATAGCCAGCTTGATGCACAGCGGGCCGTTGACACCGCGTTTCAGTTCGCGGTCGGTGGCGGTTTTGGTGTGTGGCGCATCACGACCAGTTATCAGGACGATGGCGGGTTCGATCAGGTCATCCAGCGCGAAGAGATCGCGAATCCGTATTCAGTCTTTTTCGACCACGCGGCCAAGAAGAAAGACCGCCGGGACGCGCGCTATGCTTTCGTTGAGGCGTCGTTTGCCCGTTCGGCATTCCGTGCCCGGTGGCCCGACGCGAGGCTGGTCTCGGTTGACGACACGACCGAGGGGACGAAAGAGTGGTTCGGTGAGCATGAGGTCGTCGTCGCCGAGTACTACTACAAGAAGGCCGAGCGCAAGGAAATTGTGCTGATGTCCGATGGTTCGGTCTATGACGCTGAAAAGGTCATGCCGATCATGGACGAGCTGGCTGCTCAGGGCATCCGAGTGCAGCGCCGCCGCTGGGTAGACAAGGACTGCGTCTATCATTGCATCGTGTCTGGTGCTGAGATCCTAGAGGGTCCGAAAGAGGTTCCCGGGCGCTTCATTCCGCTTGTACCGGTGTGGGGCGAGCTGATCCGTATCGAGGACAAAGACCTGTTCTTCGGCGCTGTCCGCTTCGCCAAGGATGCGCAGCGCATGTACAACTACGAGCGCAGCACGTTTATCGAAGTCCTCGCAGACCAGCCTTACAGCCCGTTCACGGCTGACGCGGGCAGCATCGAGGGCTACGAGAGCCAGTACCGGAACATGCGCGTCAAACGCGATCCTGTGCTGTTCTACAACGCCGACCCGACCAAGCCGAACGGCGGCCGTCCGACCCGTGAGCCGCCGCCGGCATTCCCTGCCGCGCTGGCTCAGGCGTCGCTGATCAGCAGCGACGACATCAAGTCCGCGACCGGCATCCACGATGCAAGCCTCGGCGCCAAGTCCAACGAGACCAGCGGCCGGGCGATCATTGCGCGCCAGCGTGAGGGCGACGTTGCGAACTTCGACTATATCGACAATCTCGCCTATGCGCTTCGGTACGACTTCGAGATCACTAACAACCTGATCACGGAGGTTTACGACACCTCGCGGCAGGAACGGATCATTGGCGAGGATGGAAAAGAGGATGTCGTCGAGGTCAATAAGCAGATAATCGACGAGCAGACCGGCCAGCCTATCGTCTTGAATGATATGTCTCAGGGCCGCTTCGACTTGGCCGTGACGACTGGCCCGAGCTACACGACCCAGCGCATGGAGGCCGCAGAGGCGCTACAGCAGCTCGCTAACGACCCGTCGCCGCTGGGCATGGTCGCGAAGTACGGCTACATCATGAGTCTTGACCTCCCGGGCATGGATGACATCAAGAAAGCGGCTCGGATGATTATGGTGTCTCAGGGCCTATTGGAGCCCGGCAAGGACGACAAGCCGCCGACCCCTGAGCAGCCCGACCCGAAACTCATAGCCGACGCCAAGAAAGCCGACGCACAGGCCACGCTCTACGCCGAACAGGCGCAAGGTCAGGACTTGCAGAATCAGGAAACCGCACTACGCCTCGGCGTACAGATGGGCGAAGCCGGCATGGCTCCGATCCCTGAGCCGATGCAAATGAATCAACCGCCGCAAGGCACCGCACCGGGCGGCATCCCGGGCGCCCCTATGGGGCTCGCTCAGGCGCAACTACAATGACCGACGAACAGACTACCCCGGGCCCAATCGACAACAGCCATCTGATGGCAAAAACGACCAATCCGGAACCGAAAGAACCTCAGCAAGAGGCGCAAGCCGCAACCGTCGAAGCTGACGGCAATAACTCCGTGGAATCGGCACCACCGGAAAACGAAGATGCGAAGCCGGCCGGAAAGAAGCCGGGCGTACATAACCGCATCGGGGAGTTGACGAAGGAAAAGCACGACGCCAAACGCGAGGCGGAAGCCGCGCAACGTGAACGCGATTACTGGAAAGAGCAGGCCATGAAAAATGGCAAGCCCGAGCCGGCAGCGCCCACGCAGGCGGAGGCGCTGACAGGTGAGCCAACGCGCGAGCAATTCGACTACGACGATGCCCAGTACATGAAGGCTTGGTACAAGTGGCAGCGTGAACAGGAAAGGGTCGAAGAGTCCAAGCAGAAGCAGCAAGAGGCGGCGCAAGAGAAGTGGCGCAAGTTCGCAGAGAAGGAACAGGCTTTCGCAGCCGAGCATCCCGACTACGAACAGGTTGCTAAATATCAGGCGCCGATCACTCAGCCGATGGCTGAGGCGATCCTAGAATCCGATGACGCACCTGCCATCGCCTACTACCTCGGTCAGAACCTAGAGGAAGCATCCGCAATCGCTGCAATGTCGCCCATCGCTGCCGCCCGAGCAATCGGCCGCATCGAGGCGAAGTTGAGCGCCAAACCGTCCGCGCCTACCTCGACAACCCCCGCCAAGAACGTGACCCGAGCGCCCGAGCCCGTCACGACCCTTTCCGGCTCGCCGGCCGTCACCCAGTCCTACGACGACATGCCGATGGCTGAGTACGACGCAGTGAGGCGGAAGGAACGCGCGGCTAAGGGCCGATCCTCTTAATTCCAAGGAGTACCCATCGTGGCAAACAGCTTCCTTACTACCACCCAGATCACCAAAGAGATTCTGTCCGTTCTTCGACAGAAGTTGACCTTCCTCAAAAAGATCAATATGGAGTACAAATCCGAATTCGCCGTGAATGGCGCGAAGATCGGCGACACCGTCAACATCCGCGTCCCGACCCGTGGCAAGGTCCGCCAAGGCCGAATCATGGATGCGAGCGCGATGAATGACAAAACCACGCCGCTGACGATCACTGACCAGACCGGCGTCGATTTGGTGTGGAACAGCTCCGACATGGCGCTGAAGATCGATGATTTCAGTGAGCGCTATCTGGACCAGCGCATTGCTGACATGGCGTCCATCATCGAAACGACGGTATTGCAGCGCGCGCTTCCTTTTGCGTCCGGCTTCATCACCAACGCGGACGGCAAGCTTGATATCGGCGATTCGTTGCTGGCTAACAAGACGATGACCGACAACTTGGCCCCGCAAAAGCGTTACATGATGACCAACACCAGCGGCACGGTGCAGGTGGTCAAAAGCGCGCAGGCACTGTTCAATTCTCAGGCTCAGATCAAGGGCCAGTATGAGGATGGCGTCATGGTGCGCGCTGGCGGTTTCGACTGGTTCGAGACCACCAACATGCCGACGCAGGCTGCGGGCACGGCGACATTTGGCACCGCTGCCGGCTATCTGATCAACGGCGTCACGCCAAGCGGTTCCAGCATCCCCATCGACACCGGAACAGGTACGCTTAAGGCGGGTCAGCACGTCACGTTCTTGAACGTGTTTGCGGTCAATGGCGCGACAAAAGTTTCGACCGGGGTTCTTTTCACGGCCGTTGTCACTGCCGATTACGCTGGAGGTGCTGGCAACCTTCAGATCTCGCCGGCGCTGGTTCTCACTGGTCCGGAGCAAAACGTCACAGCTCTACCGGCAGACAATTCAGCTGTGACGATCATGGGTGCCGCTGTTCAGACGGGCGTCAATCTCGGCTTCGCGAAAGACTTCCTGACGTTCGCAACGGTCGATTTGCCGCTGCCGGAGAACAAAGACGCCAGCCGCATGATATTCGACGGCCTGTCCCTGCGCATGATCCGCGACTACGACACGATCAACGATCAGTTCTTGAATCGTATCGACGTGCTGTGGGGCTCTGCGGTCCTGCGTCCCGAGTTCGGGATCGTGGTTCCGAACAACATCACCGACTTCAGCTAAGGAGCATAAGTCATGTCCACCACTAACCCGATCAACAGCAACACATCGGCAGCGGCCGCGCAGGAAACCGAGGACGGTATCCGAATCGGTCGCAACGCCGATTCAAAGCTCGGCTTCTACGGCGCGGCGCCAGTGGTCCAGAATGCAACGGCATTCAGCATCGGAACCGGCACCCTCGCCCAGCTTGCCGCGATCCTTGCGGCTTACGGGCTGATCAAGACCGGCGCGTAATAGCATCACCGAGGGGCCGGGAGTCCGGCCCCTCACTTATTCGGAGGTCTCATGTCCACAGTAGAAAAGACGGTTTCGAGGGCGCTGCGAATCCTGAGCGTGATCGATGCCCGCCAGCCGGTCAAGCCGGCCGACATGAGTACCGCAATCGATGCCCTGAACGGCATGATGACGCGATGGGAAGCGAACACGCTTTCCCTAGGCTGGTCCAACGTCGAGAACCCCTCAGACGATATGCCCGTGCCCGCTGAGGCGCTTGACGCCATCGCCTACAACCTCGCTGTGCGCTTGCGCCCGGAGTACGGCACCACGCTTGACCCCGACACCATCGACATGGCCCGTCGCGGTCTGGCCGACCTACAGCGCGACCAGAAGCGCGCGACGCCGCTAGAGCGTGGTCGTGGGCTCGGCTTCTACAACACCGAAACGGACAGCTATATCTGATGCAGCCGCAACCGCTCCCGCTGGTCGGTGGGTCTTACGCAGACGAGTCGCGTCCGTGGTCGATGCAAGACACGGTGAACTATTTGCCGTGCCGGGCTGAGCGGCAGGGTACGCGCGCGCCTGAGATGCTGAAGACGCCTCCGGGCTTGAAGCCGTATGTCGAGATTGCATCCGACACCTACATCACCGTTCGCGGCATCCACAACTGCGAGGGCCGGATATTCGCAGTGATCGGCCGCACGCTATACCAGATCAGCAAGAAGACCGTCGCCATTCCGATTGGCACGATCCCCGGTTTCGGCCGGGTGACCATGGATCACAATCAGATCAGCCTCGGCAACGAGCTGACCATCTCCAACGGATCGGCCGGCTACGTCTACAACACGGTTACGGGAGTGTTCGGGCGCATCACGGACCCGGGCTATCCGGGTTCGTCGGTGACCAAGTTCCTTGACGGCTACATGATCGGCATCGAGCCGCAGGGCCGGTTTGCGTTCAACTCAGGCGTTGCGGCAGCAACTGACTTCAATACGCTGGATCGGTTCACGTCAGAAGTCACGCCGGATCGGCTGGTGTCTGCTGCCGTGACTGGCAATGAATTGATGCTATTGTCGGTCAATTCCTGCGAATTCTTCCAGAACACCGGATCGAAACAGCAGCCGTTCCGATCCAAGCGCATCGCATTTGACAAGGGTTGCGCGGGTGCTTACGTCGTCGCAGAGGCCGACAACTCGGTTTTCTGGCTTGGCTCTGACGGGTACTTTTACCGTCTGAGCGGTTATAACGCCGTCCGCATCTCCACGCGGCCCATCGAGCAAGCCATTCGCGGGCTGAAATGGGATCAGGCGTACGCGTTCGTATGGGAGGACGCAGGGCACACGGTTATCTACTGGACATTCCCAGACGGCAAGACATGGGGTTTCGATGTTGCGCATGAGGAATGGCACCGTCGCGAGTCCTACGGCTTGGAGCGGTGGCGTGTCAGTGGAACGGCTCGGATCGGTGGCGCATGGGTTGCAGGCGACGCGCAGCGCGGCCGGCTGTGGTGGCTTGACTGGGAATACATGCTTGAGGGTGCAGAGAAGTTCGTGAGCAGCCGAACCATCGCCGTGTCCCATGCCAACCAAAACCGATTCATCACGAGACGTCTAGAGCTGGTCATGGACACCGGGCAGCCGGAGACGGTCGCCGTTCCATTTCCTGAGCAGCCGGAAGCGCCGACCATCTCAGGCGACCCGCCGGACGGCTCTACGGCCATCGCCTACACGTTCACGTTCACCGCTGCCGGCGGGCTGGCCCCGTACAAGTTCACCGTGAAGTCCGGCACGCTCCCTGCAGGGCTAACCCTTTCGACGGCTGGCGTCCTATCAGGAACCCCGACGACCGCAGGCAATAGCGAATTCACCGTGCGCGTCACTGACGCTAATGGGCTGTGGGACGAGGTTGCGCCGGTTGTCGCCATTGCGGCATATACCGCCCTTCCCGTTCTGGTGTCCTCGCGCGGATGGTTCAGCGGTGCGCCGTCCGATCTAGACGCAGAGGCTGGGGGGCTCAGCTATACCGGCTCCGCTGGCCGCGTAGTGGTTGCCCCGAATGGGAAATATGCGGTTCACTACCTACAATCACAGAACCCAACATCGGTTCCGAATGCTCTGCAATTCCTGAAACATGATGAAACCACTGGGCTGTGGTCCAAGCTAAGCGCGCCGGCTTATGTTCCAAACGGTACGATGAACTATGTTGCATGGCATCCGGGCAGCGCCGTGCTGCTGGTGACGTGCCTCCGTTCGGCCCCGTTCGATGGCAATTCGCTGATCACATACCAGCGCGTAGGGGACGTATTCACGAAGTACGGGTCGCTTTCCGATGATCTAGACAACATCCCGAACGCGGCGGCCTTCAGTGAGCCGGGGACGAGGCTTGTTGTCCAACAGGCCACGTCATCCGCAAGCGTGGTCATCTACGATTTCGATGCAGTAACCGGGGCGCTGACGAATCAGAGAACGGGCGTTGGCGGAGCGGATTCGCGAGCATTCGCCTCTTTTGACTGGCTGCCGGATTCCGATTACATCGCGGGCGGAGATTCAACAGGCACATCCGTGCTAAGGGATGTCGGATCGTCTGTAACGACTATCGTCAAAATAGCGAAGCACGGCGAGATGGGCGCATTCTGGGCTCCTGACGGGCAGCTGGTAGTGCTTGGTAACGATGCCCCGGCAATTGCAAGATACTCGTTCGTAAAATCCCCCGGATCTCTGACGCTACAGGATAGCGAGACCGCGCCGACTGGATCAGACGTAACTGGCGCTGATATTTCGTCTGGCCGGTCAACCCTTGCCGTCGCATGCGAAGATGGGGCGGCGATCAACGCGGCGAGGCTTTATAATCTTGGTACGCCCGATGTCATCACATACTCCGGCAACGGACCCACTGAGGCGAACACTCTAGGAACGCTGTCCTACTCTTCGGTACTCCCATGACAGATCGCGAAATCAGAATGCAATATGCCGACGATGGGCAGCCAAATTTCAGCAACTGGGATGCCGAGAGTATCGGCGAGGTTGGCGAGTACGGCGAGCGTGTCGCGTGGACCCGTCTTGGTAGCGCCCGGCAGCGGGTGTATCGTTTCGAGTGCTCCAGCCCGAGAAAGCGTGATCTACTGACCCTTGTGGCCGTATTTGAGGGAACTGAGAGATGAACTACGACGCGCCGACCGTGTTTTTCGACACCGCGAAGCCCGCATTGCTGGCGATGCCTTTGCCGAACCCGAGCCGCGAGGCGATCCAATCGTTTCAGGTCGCGTTGGCGAAGTACGAACAGACCGAATTGACGCCGTCGCACTACTTCGCCGATGGGCAATGCTTGCGTGAACTCGTCATCCCTGCGCAGACGTTCGTGGTCGGAAAGATTCACCGACACGAGCATGTCGTGATGCTGGCGAGCGGGGAAGTCACGATCAACACGAATAACGGAATGGAGCGCATCAAGGGTCCGAAGGTTTGGGTCTCGCCGGCCGGAGCAAAGCGCGCCCTGTTCACGCATACAGAGTGCGTGTTCTGGACATCCCATCTGAACCCAACGAACACACAAGACCTCGCAGAATTGGAGGCAATCGTAATCGAGCCGGAGCCGTCGCCGTTTGAGGGCCTTGCGCAGATCACCGAAGACATCCAGAGGATTTATTCATGACGTGGGGTTTTGTAGCAGCAGGCGCCGCGACCGTGATTGGTGGTGCACTGCAATCGAGAGCGGGCGACAAGGGCGCAGACGCACAGCGCCGGGCGTCCGATGCCGCAACCGCAGAACAGCGCCGCCAGTACGACCAGACCCGGCAGGACATGCAGCCTTGGATGCGACAAGGCCAGTGGGCGCTAGACCAGCAGCGCAATTTCATGAACGGCGACTGGTCCGGGTTCCAGAATTCGCCGGATTACCTGTGGGCCGTGAATCAGGGCACGAAGGGGCTAGACCGTGGCGCGACAGCGCAGGGCAATCTCTGGGGCGGTGGAGCCGATGCCGACCGCATCGCGCTTGGACAGGGCTTGGCAACGCAGTACGCCGGAAACTACTACAACCGGCTAGCGGGAATGAGTGGCACCGGCCAGACCACGGCAAACCAGCTCGGCGGCTACGGCCAGCAGTTCGGCCAGCAGTACGGACAAAATCAGATGAATTCCGCGCAGGCGCAGGCATCGAGCTACGCCAACACCGCGAACGCTTGGGGTAACGCGCTACAGCAGGGCGCTAGCCTCTTCGGGCAGTATCAAGCAGGAAAGGGGCGCGGATAATGGCTGATATCTATGACATGAACGCGGCAATCCAGAAGCCGAACATCGTCAACGCGCTTCGACAGGGCCAGCAATATGGCATGCAGTTGAAACAGCAGCAGCAGCAGGTAGCGGACCAAAACGCATTGCGTGACCTTGCCCCGAAGATCATCGCGGGTGACCAGAACGCATTCGCTCAAGGCGCTGCAATCAATCCGGAACAAGCCGGCCAGTATCAGCAGGCCGGAGACGGGCAGTTGCGCCGGCTCAAGGGTGCAATCGATTACTTCGACCAAGGCCTAAAGTCCGGCGACGACCGGCTGATTCAGGCCCGTTATCGGGAGATTGCGCCTTTCCTGTCGAGTCTGACGGGCCAGCCGGCACCGGAAGCCTACACGCCGGACATGCTGCCGGCATTCGAGCAGGTCAAGACGAAAATTGCACTGGCCGGAAATTCCCAGGGCGGCGGCATCATCCAATCGCAGAAGATCAGCGACGATGGGTACATTATCAACACCTACCTAGACGGACGGATCGA